ATGTGTTTTTGTTCTCCTGAACAGATTTATATGTATAACTTAAAGCCACACTTAGATTATTGCTTTATAAAACCAGTTTTAAACAACCATTTTCTAGAGAATAGAAAAGAACAACCCAACGTTGGTATAGTAAAATATACTAATAACACCTTAGAAGCACTAGGAATCGATCCTGGAACACTTATTACGTTTACCCCAAACTCTGAATTTGAGTTTATTATAGATGGTGAACGACTTTATTGTATGAAATCAAATGATATAGCTTTAACCCATGAATATAACGGAAACGAAAAAGAAAATAATCCAAGCTGGGCAGAAAGCAGTTGAAGAATTAATTAAAGTAGCACAAGAAAAGATCGTTGACTCAGGAGATGACATCTCAGCTGATAGACTTAAAAATGCTGCTGCAACAAAGAAATTAGCAATATTTGATGCTTTTGAAATATTAACTAGAATACAATTAGAAGAGGATATTTTAAATGAAAAACCTAAAGAAGTAAAAGATCAAAAAACTTTTAAAGGTTTTGCCGAAGGAAGAAGCAAATGAGCTACGAACAAACTCTTTGGAAAGAGGTTAAAGATTTAATTAACCCTAAGATATTAAAGAAACAAAATCGTTTCAAAAAATGGGAGTATGGTTATAACTCTGATTATGATTTTATAGTAATAAGTAAAACTGGACAAATTGGACAAATCATTGAAATACAAGATCTCAGGATTGCTTTACCAGCAACAAATGAACCGTTTAAACGAAGCGAAAGCAAAGTTGAACAAAGATGGGAAAAGCAAGAATATCCAAAAGAATTAAAAAGAATTAAATCTAGGTTTGATTGGGAAGAACATGACACTGAGTTTAAAGAAAAGTGGTATGATTATATTGATAAAGAATTTACAAGAAGAGAACAAGGTTATTGGTTTTATAACAAAGGTGATCTTACATATATTACTGGTACTCATTACATGTACTTACAATGGTCAAAGATCGACGTTGGAGCACCAGATTATAGAGAAGCAAATAGATTATTCTATATATTTTGGGAAGCATGTAAAGCAGATAACAGATGTTACGGGATGTGCTACCTTAAAAACAGAAGGTCTGGATTTTCATTTATGTCGTCAGCAGAGCTTGTTAATCAAGCGACAATATCCAGTGACGCCAGATTCGGTATATTATCTAAATCTGGATCAGATGCTAAAAAAATGTTCACAGATAAAGTCGTGCCAATATCCGTTAACTATCCGTTTTTCTTCAAGCCGATCCAAGACGGTATGGATCGCCCTAAGACAGAACTGGCGTATAGGGTTCCGGCTTCAAAACTTACTAGAAGAAAGCTTGAAAGTAATGAGAAACTAAGAGAACTTGATGGCCTTGATACAACTATTGATTGGAAAAATACAGGCGATAACTCTTACGACGGTGAAAAGCTAAAATTATTAGCTCATGATGAAAGTGGTAAGTGGGAAAGACCTGATAATATATTAAATAACTGGAGAGTTACAAAAACAACGCTAAGGCTAGGATCAAGAATCGTGGGTAAGTGTATGATGGGCTCAACTTCAAACGCATTAGATAAAGGTGGAAACAACTTCAAAAAGTTATACTATAATTCAGACGTTAAAAAAAGAAATAGAAACGGACAAACTTCTTCTGGACTCTATTCTTTGTTCGTCCCTATGGAATGGAACTACGAAGGATTCATGGATTCTTACGGATCACCTGTATTCATTAGAGAAAAAGATAGCATCAAAGGCGTTGACGGTTATGACATTACAACAGGCGTTATCGAACACTGGGAAAACGAAGTTGATGGATTAAAATCTGACCAAGATAGTTTAAATGAATATTATAGGCAATTTCCAAGAACAGAGCAGCACGCTTTTAGAGATGAGTCTAAAAACACTTTGTTTAATTTAACTAAAATATATCAACAAATAGATTACAATAGCGAATTAAATAATTCTGTTTCTGTAACTCAAGGAAGTTTTCAATGGGTTAGTGGTGTTAAAGATACTAAAGTAATGTTTTATCCTAATAAAGATGGAAGATTTTTAATATCATGGGCGCCACCTAGTAATTTACAAAATAATGTAATTATTAAAAACGGATTAAAGCATCCTGGTAATGACCATATAGGTGCATTTGGTTGTGATAGTTATGACATATCTGGAACTGTAGATGGTAGGGGATCTAATGGAGCTTTACATGGGTTAACTAAATTTAGTATGGAAGACGCACCACCTAATCAGTTTTTTTTAGAATATATAGCTAGACCTCAGACTGCTGAGATGTTTTTTGAAGACGTTTTAATGGCTTGTGTATTTTATGGTATGCCTATACTCTGTGAAAACAATAAACCTAGATTATTGTATTATTTTAAAAGAAGAGGATATAGAGGGTTTTCAATGAATCGTCCTGATAAAATTTGGAATAAGCTTTCTACAACAGAAAAAGAAATAGGTGGAATACCTAATTCAAGCGAAGATATTAAACAAGCGCATGCCGCTGCTATTGAAAGTTATATAGAAACTCATGTAGGTGAAATAAGCCAAGGTTATGGCAATATGTATTTTCAAAACACTTTAGAAGACTGGAGTCAGTTTGATATAAATAACAGAACAAAGCATGATGCATCTATTAGTTCTGGTTTAGCTATTATGGCTTGTAATAAAAACATGTATAGACCAAACCCACAGAGAAAGCATCAACCTATATCTATAGGAATAAAAAGATACGACAATGACGGAATTATTTCAAAAATAATAAAATAAATAAATGCAAATTTCTTACAATCAAACAAGTTCTTTTCCAGATCAGGTAGTACCAGACGCGGAAAAAGCTACTATGGAATATGGTCTAGCAGTTGGTAGAGCAATAGAAGGTGAGTGGTTCAGAGGTTATAGATATGGAACTAACGCTCCTGGTTATGCTGTTAACTTTAATAATTATAATTTATTAAGGCTATATGCTAGAGGAGAACAACCAGTTCAAAAATATAAAGATGAATTAGCTATTAATGGCGATTTATCTTATTTAAACTTAGACTGGAAGCCTGTACCTGTAATATCTAAATTTGTTGATATCGTAGTAAATGGAATGTCTCAAAGAAGCTATGATATAAATGCATATGCTCAAGATCCTGTTTGTTCTAAAATAAGAACTGAATACGCTGCAAAATTATTAGTAGATATCCACGCTAAAGAATATTTACAAGAAGCTCAAAAAACGTTGGGTATAAATGCATTTTCTCAAGATCCTTCAAAAGCTCCTCAAGATGAAGAAGAATTGGCTGTACACTTACAGATGGATTTTAAACAATCTGTTGAAGTTGCAGAAGAAGAAGTTATAAATCAAGTTTTAGATAAAAACAAATACGATTTAATTAGACAAAGATTTAATTATGATTTAACTGTTTTAGGTATTGGATCTGTTAAAACTAGTTGGAATAGAGCTGAAGGTGTTACTGTAGATTATGTTGATCCTGCTCACTTAGTTTATTCATATTCTGATGATCCTAATTTTGAAGATTTATATTATGTAGGTGAAGTTAAATCTATTTATCTTGCAGATGTTAAAAAACAATTTCCACAATTAACAAATGAAGAGTTAGAGACTATACAGAAATATCCTGGTAATCAAGAATATTTAACAAACTGGAACGGAAAACAAGATGATCAAACAGTTCAAATATTATATTTTGAATATAAAAGTTACTCAGATCAAGTTTATAAAATAAAATATACTGATGCTGGATTAGAGAAAGTTTTAGAAAAGCCTGATACATTTGCTCCTCCACCAAATGATGGTTTTGAAAGAGTTTCAAGAACTATAGAAACATTATATAGTGGAGCTAAAATACTAGGACATCCCACAATGTTAGATTGGAGGCTAGCTGAGAATATGACTAGACCAGTTGCTGACACTACTAAAGTTAATTTTAGTTATGCTATAACCGCACCTAGAATATACAAAGGTCGTATAGAGTCTTTAGTTAGTAGAATAACTGGATTTGCTGATATGATTCAGTTAACTCATCTTAAAATACAACAAGTTTTATCCAGAGTAGTTCCAGATGGTGTATTCTTAGATATGGATGGTTTAGCAGAAGTTGATTTAGGTAATGGAACAAATTATAATCCAGCAGAAGCTTTAAACATGTATTTTCAAACAGGCTCTGTTGTAGGTAGATCGTTAACTCAAGATGGCGATCCTAATAGAGGTAGAGTTCCTATTCAAGAACTTCAAACAGGATCTGGTGGTGGAAAAATAAACGCTTTAATACAAACTTATCAGTATTACTTACAACTTATTAGAGATGTAACGGGACTTAACGAAGCTAGAGACGGGAGTAATCCAGACAAAAACTCATTAGTAGGTTTACAAAAACTAGCAGCTGCTAATTCAAACACAGCAACTAGACACATATTACAGTCTAGCTTGTATTTAACAGCTAGAGCTTGCGAAAACATATCTCTAAGAGTTGCTGATTCTTTACAATTTCCTTTTACTAAAGAAGCTTTAAAAAATAGTATATCTTCTTTTAATACAGCTACATTAGACGAGTTAATGAATTTGCAAATCCATGATTTTGGTATATTTATAAAGCTTGAGCCAGACGAAGAAGAAAAAGCTCAATTAGAACAAAATATACAAATAGCTTTAAAATCTGGTCAAATAGATTTAGCAGATGCAATAGACATTAGAGAAGTTAAAAACTTAAAGCTAGCTAATCAAATGCTTAAGTTTAGAAGAAAGAAAAAAGCTCAAGCAGATCAAGCAGCTGCTCAAGCCAATATACAAGCTCAAGCACAAGCTAATCAACAAACTGCTGAGAAAGCTATTTTAGCTGAAATGCAAAAACAACAAGCATTAACTGAAAGCACTGTACAAATAGAACAAGCTAAGTCTCAATTTGAAATACAAAGAATGGAGATGAAAGCTCAATTAGACATGAAAGCTTTAGAAATAAGATATCAATTTGACATGCAACTAAAGCAGATGGATGTATCTAGAGTTAAAGAAAAAGAACAATTTATTGAAGATAGAAAAGATAATAGAACTAAACTTCAAGCTACTCAACAAAGTTCTATGATACAACAGAGACAGCAAGAGTTATTACCAACCGATTTTGAAACCCAAAGTAATCCACAAAGCTTAGGCGCAGACAATATGCCTATGTAACAATTATTAATTATTATATTATATTATGTCAGAAGAAACAAAAGAAAAACCTATAGTAGATAATACTAAAGAAAGTTTAAAACTAAAAAGCAAGCCAAAAAAACTTGTTGATAAAATGCCAAACAATATAACTCATATTGATTTAAGCAAAAATCCTAAAAAAGATCTTCAAGAAGCAGCTACTACTAAAGTAGAAATACCAACAGAAAAAGTTGAAGAAATAAAAGCTGAAATTAAAGAAGATAAAGTTGAAGAAGTTGCTACTATAACAGAAATAAAAGAAGAAGAAAAAGTAGAAGAAACAAAGCAGCAATTAAAAGAAGCAGTAAGAGACGAAAAAGTTATTGGTAAGCAGTTACCAGAAAACATCGAAAAACTAGTTTCATTTATGGAAGAAACAGGTGGAACTGTAGAAGATTATGTTTCACTAAATAAAGACTACTCTAAGTATGATGAAAAACAAGTGCTTAATGAGTATTACAAAAAGACTAAACCACATCTAAATCAAGAAGAGATTAGTTTTCTTATGGAAGATAATTTTTCTTATGACGAAGAAATGGATGAAGATAGAGTTGTCCGAAAAAGACAACTACTACTTAAAGAAGAAATTGCAAAAGCCAAAAACTTTTTAGAAAGTTCAAAGAGTAAATATTACGACGATATCAAGTTGAGACCCGGCGTAACTCAAGAACAGCAAAAAGCTATGGATTTTTTCAATAGATACAACAAAGAACAACAAATAGCTGCAGAGCGTAGGGAACAATTTAAAGATAGTACTAGTAAACTTTTCAATGAAGATTTCAAAGGTTTTGAAATTAAAGTTGGTGAAAAAAAGTTTAATTATAATATCTCTAATCCTTCCGCAACTGCCGAGAAACAGTCAGACTTAAACGAATTCGTTAAGAAGTTCTTAAATGAAAAAGGAGAAGTTATTGATGCTGTTGGTTATCACAAGGCTTTTTATGCCGCTGAAAACGTTGATACAATAGCTAATCATTTTTATGAGCAAGGCAAAGCCGATGCTGTTAAAGATGTAATAGCTAAATCTAAAAATATAAATAATGATCCTAGGCCACAAGCTTCAGGTGATGTATTTATAAATGGATTTAAAGTAAAAGCAATAAGTGGTGTTGATAGTTCTAGGTTGAAAATTAAAAGTAAAAAACAACAATAACTAAAAATAAATAAATATGAGTTTTGTAACTGGCGGGAGTTTTCCCGCAAGCATCGTACCAGCTCAAGCTAGAATGACGTTAAGAACAAATTATCTTGACTTTTCTAATGGTGGTGGTAACGATTTCGCACAACAATATCTACCTGAGCTTTACGAAGCGGAAGTAGAAAGATACGGAAACCGAACAATTGGTGGTTTCTTGAGAATGGTAGGCGCTGAAATGCCTATGACATCTGATCAAGTTATTTGGTCTGAACAAAATAGATTACACGTAGCTTATAAAACTAGTGTTGTAGTTAATGTAAATAATGACGCATCTGTGAATGCTACACTTACTCCAAATTTAGCTAATACCGCTTCTCCTGGAGTTGCTTTAGGTGCACATGCTATTAGAGTTGGTCAAACAGTTTTAATGTCTGACGTTGCTACTGGATTAATAGTGGCTAAAGCTGTTGTTCAAGCAACTACTGCTACTGCTTGTAGTTTAGCTGTTTATGGTGGAAGTTTTAATACTGCTACTGCTGCTGACGGTGTGCCTGCTGGACTTTTAGGAGCTGGAAACTGTAATGTATTTGTTTACGGTTCTGACTTTGGAAAAGGAACAGTTGGAATGCAACAATCTATTGAGCCAACTTTTACTCAGTTTTCTAATTCTCCAATGATCTTAAAAGATAACTTTAAAATTAACGGTTCTGACACTGCTCAGATCGGTTGGGTTGAAGTTTCTACAGAAGAAGGACAATCTGGATACTTATGGTATCTAAAGTCTGAGTCTGAAACAAGATTAAGATTTGATGATTACTTAGAAATGAGTATGGTTGAAGCTGAGTTTATGGCTCCTGCTACTCCTACTGCTTCTGGTGTACAGTATGATTTCGGTGGTGCTGGAAACCCAAGCGCTGGTGATGCAACACAAACTATCAAAGGTTCTGAAGGTTTATTCGCTGCTATTGAATCAAGAGGTAATGTATATTCTGGTTTTGCTGGAGCTGCTGCTCCTGGTTCAGGTGCTTTAGGTGATTTTGATGAAATCCTTAAAAACTTAGATAAGCAAGGTGCTATTGAAGAAAACATGTTATTCTTATCAAGATCTACGGCTCTTGACTTTGATGATATGGTTGGTGCTATGGCTGGATCAAGTTATGCTTCTACTCAGTCTGCTGGTTATGGTTTATTCGATAACGACGGAGACATGGCATTAAACTTTGGATTTTCAGGTTTTAGAAGAGGTTCTTATGACTTCTACAAAACTGATTGGAAATATCTAAATGATGCTTCAACTAGAGGTATGGATAAGGAAATTGATGGTGTAATGGTTCCTGCTGGAACAACTACAGTTTATGACCAAATGTTAGGTCAGAACATCAGACGTCCTTTCTTACATGTAAGATATAGAGCTTCTGAAACTGAAGATAGAAGATACAAGTCTTGGATCACTGGTTCTGTAGGTGGTGCTTACACTGACACTTTAGACGCAATGACTGTAAGTTTCTTGTCTGAGAGATGTTTAGTAACACAAGCTGCAAACAATTTTGTATTGTTTAAAGGAGCTTAATAATTATATAATGAGAGTGGCTTTTGTCACTCTCTTTATTAATCTTTAAATAATAAAAATTATGGCAAATTTTATAAGAGTACCTTTAAAAGACACTACTCCAGCTGGAGGAAGTCCTAGGTATGCTTTAGTAAAAGTGAATGACGTTTATGATTGTTCGATCTCAGGATCTGGTGAGCATATACGTTTATATACTACAGAATTAGCGGAATCAACCCAAGTTCAAGTACCTATTATAGAGTACTTTGGAGGTCAAGTTGTAGTAACAGCTCAGGATATTGAAAACCTCAAAGACTTAATTGTCGAGGCAAATCAAGCTCCTTCGTCTAGTCCAGTGTTTAATTTAATAGGAGCTGGTTCAGCTAGCTATTCTGATCTACCTAAATATCAAGTAGACGGTTTTGCTTTTAGTTCATTAGCCCCATTATAAATAAAAATTATGGCAAATTATATAAAAATACCTCTATCATTAAATCCTGGTAGACCTATAGTTGTTGTTACTGGAGGTTTAACACCTTCTATAACTACTAATAGTACAGATGCTACTACATTATCGGCCACAGCTAAAGATTTTACCACTAGTGGTAATGGTACATCTGGTGTGGTTGCTTTAACTGTTGCAGCTGGCGTTGTTACAGCTGCTTCAGCAACTACTGCTGGTGACGGTTACAAAGTAGGTGACACACTTACTTTTGATAAGTCTGTTATTGGTGGAACAACGGATGTTGTTATTACGTTATTAGCTGGTAATTTAGCTGGTATTGAAGGATCTGCAACTAATGAATATCAATTAATTCCAATTGATAGTATATTAGCTGTTGATAATTCAAGTACTACAGTTGCTACTATTGTAACAAACAATTATGACGTATCAGCAAGTGCTTTCCTTAAATGGACAGTTACTTTAGCTGCTAATCAAACTCCTGCTAACACAGAGTATGACTTGGTAGCTGATTTATGTGACGCTATTAATGAAGCTTCACAAGCTGAAAACAGTGTTCCTGTAGTATCATTTTTTGGTGGTACTGTGGTTGAAGACGTTGACTACGCTTAAAACAATAATAAGATCCTGTTTCGGCAGGGTCTTTTTTAATTATTATATTATATTATATTATGGAAACAAAAGAAAAAAAGACTCCTGAAGTAAAGTGGGAGTATAAAAATAGAACTTACTATTTAAAAGGTAAACAACCTTTAACTTATACATTACCTAGTAGACATTCTAAAAGATATTCTTTAGTATGGTTTGATCCAGAAAAAGGTTATGAAAGAGAATTAAGATATGCTACTAATCAAAAATCAATATTCGTAGATGAGCAACAAGGTTCAGTTACATTAAAACATATTGTATTTGAAGAAGGTGCTTTATATGTACCTAAAGAAAAAAAGAATTTACAAGAGTTTTTAAACAAACATCCTCATAATAATTTGATATTCGAAGAGTATGACCAAGTCGTAGAAGCAGAAGATCAATATGATTATTTAGAAATGGAAATAGCAGCTATGAACACTGCTTATGAAATGGATGTAGATAAAGCTGAAGCTATACTAAGAGTTGAAGTTGGATCTAGTGTTACTACTATGAGTTCTAAAGAGCTTAAAAGAGATCTTTTACTATTTGCTAAAAGAAATCCTAAACTTCTTATAGAGTTAGCTAATGACGAAAATGTAGAGCTTAGAAATTTTGCTATAAAAGCAACTGAAGCTGGCATTATAGAAATAGCTAATGATGGCAGAACAGTTAAATGGAAAAGCAATGGCAAAAAGCTAATGACTGCTCCATTTGAAGAAAATGCTTATTCAGCAATGGCTGCTTGGTTTAAAACTGATGAAGGACTTGAGATATATAAGTCTATACAGAAAAAACTAAAATAACAAGTGATTATAAATAAAGGTGGTTTACGCCACCTTTTTTTTTAAATAAACAAATATGGCAATAAACGTAAACACGGTATATAACACTGTATTAACTATACTTAATAAAGAGCAAAGAGGTTATTTAACTCCTTATGAATTTAATAAAGTAGCTAATCAAGTCCAATTAGAAATTTTTGAAAATTATTTTGAAGACTACAACCAGTTTTTACGAATGCCAAAAACTGATGAAGAATTTGCCAGTAGAGTGGCTCATATAGAAGAAGAAATACAAGTTTTTGAAGAGTATAAATCTGCGTCTAGTCACGCTGGTGGAGTGTATGATTTTCCTCAAGATTCTAATAATAAAAACGAAGTTTACAGACTAGGCTCTATATACTTTAATGCTGTGCCAGGTACTCCTCAAATAGAATTAGTTGGTAGAAAAGAATACAAACAACAACTAATGTCTCCACTTACTCAACCTAGCAAAAGCTTTCCAATAGGCATATTGAAAAATGACAAAGTTGAAGTATATCCAAAAGTAACTACATTTAACCCGGTAAGAGCAACTAGCATTGATGATGTTAAATTTAGTTATATAAAAAAGCCTAGCTCTCCAAGATGGGGTTATCAAGTGGGTTCTTTAGGACAATTTACATATGATCCCACTGTTTTTCAACCAGATTTATTAAACTCAAATGGTGGTTTAGTTCAAAATATTTCACCTAACTTTACTACTGCAACTTCACAAGCACCAATTATAGTTACACCAGGAACAACAACTGGAATAACTATAACTACTTTAAACCCAGTAGCAACTGGATTAACGCTTACTTTTTCAATTACCAACGGGCAAATAGACCAGCTTCAAATTAAAAATCCCGGAAAAGGATATAGTAATGGTGATGCTATATCATTTAATGGTGCTAATTTTGGGCAAAGTGGTACTATAGCGGTTTGTACTCTTTCTGCAAGCAGTTTCAACTCAGGAAGCACTTTTGGGTCAACTGATTTTGAAATAAGTGAATCTATGCAGCCAGAAGTTGTATTAGAAATATTAAAATATTCAGGAGTAATAATAAGAGATCCTCAAATAGTACAAGTGGCTCAACAAGAATTATTACAAGAAGAAGCTAACGAAAAAAGATAAAACATGGCAACATCAACTAATTACGAAAGCCCAGGGCTTGTTACTCAAAATAATTCTGAATATTACACAGGAGAAAAAACTTATGTACTAGCCGCTAGTGGAGCAACTTATCCTTGGCCTACTGAGTTAACTCCTTTAATATGGACAGATGCACCTACTGCTGCTACTCCTCAAGCTATTAATAATTACGACGTATATATAGACAATGTTTTAATGGTTCCGACTGTTGGTGGTTACACTAGTGATTCTGTGACTACTACTTTAGCTAATTCTAATGATCCAGCTGCAGTGAAACAAACTGTAACTGTTAATTATGCAGCTCCTATAACAGCTGGCTCTTTACTTACAATAAGACTACAACAGAATACAATATGGGATAACTATCAAAGTTATCAATACAATAGCTTAAAAGATATAGTAGCTAATTTTATGTTGTCTTATGTAGGTACTGATAGAACTATATTAAGAGCTAAGAGATCAGAAGTTATATTCCACGCAAAAAGAGGATTACAAGAATTTAGTTACGATACTTTAAAATCTGTAAACATACAAGAATTAACAATACCGGCTAATTTATCATTACCACTTCCTCAAGATTACGTCAACTACGTACAATTATCACACATAGATAGTATGGGTATAAAGCATATTATATATCCAACTACTCTTACTACAAATCCAACTGCTCCTTTAATTCAAGACAATCAAGGTATACCAACGCAAGATGACTTTGGTAATAACTTAGAATCTCAACAATCTATAACTAACGAAAACTGGAGAAATACAAATCAAAGAAATTTAACAGGTACTAATTTTGAATCTACTGATGCTAATGTTTATAATTGGAATTGGTGGAAAACAGCATATGGCCAAAGATACGGTATGCAACCAGAAATATCTCAACAAAACGGATGGTTCACAATAGATGATAGAAGAGGAGCTTTTGCTTTTAGCGGCGATTTACAAGGCAAATTAATAACTTTAGAATATATATCAGACGGCTTAGCTTATGGTGATGATACTAAGGTGCCTAAGATGGCCGAGGATGCATTATATGCTCATATACTATATTCTATAACATCAACTAGAAATAACATCCCAGAATACGTTGTTCAAAGATACAAAAAAGATAGAGCTACAAAGCTAAGAAATGCTAAATTAAGATTATCAAATATTAAACTTTCAGAATTTACTCAAGTTATGAGAGGTAAATCTAAATGGATTAAACATTAAACATGGCTCAAACTAAAAACACTTTTATAAAGTCTAGAATGAATAAAGATCTAGATGAAAGATTAGTTCCAAATGGAGAATATAGAGATGCGGTTAACGTTCAAGTTAGTCAATCTGAAGATGCTGATGTTGGTACTCTTTCTACTGCTTTAGGAAATTCTAAAATAAGTGATTTTGGTTTATCTAGCAATTGTGAAGCAAGAATAATAGGTTTATATGCAGATGAAAAAAACAAATATTTATATGTATTTATAACTAACTTTATAGATTCTTCTACTACACAAACTTCTAACTACCCACCCTCAAGTGTTATTAATCAAATATGGAGAAGAAACGTAGAAACAAATGAAAATACAAAACTAGTTGAAGGTAGATTTTTAAACTTTTCGCTTAATAATTTTATTTTAAATATAGACTTAATTGAAGATTTACTTTTTTGGACAGACAACAGGAATCAGCCAAGAAAAATAAATGTAAAAAAAGCTAATCCAGCTAGAATCGATTCTCCTACTTACTATACAACAGAAGATCACATAAGCGTAGCTAAATACGCTCCGTTTGAGTCTATTAGTCTAATGAAAGATTATTTAGTTAATTTTCAATTAACAACCACAGGTGGTGGTACAGGCCCTAGCCCAGCTTCCTATACCGCCTTAATAGGTCAAACACTGCCTACTCAAGTTCAAAGTACTACAGGCACTAATGGTCAAGGATTGACAGTTGTAGTAACAAGTACTAATTCAAATGGAAATATAGTTACTTTAGAAATAGTAAATGAAGGATCTGGATATAGTAATGGTGATGTAATAAGAATAGCTCCTAGAAGTGGTTCGGCTACTATAACTCTTTCTGTAGATAATCAATCTACAATGAAAAATAAATGTGAAGAGTTTTTGCCAGAAATAGCAACGTTTAAGTTATTTAGTGGTTCTACTGTATTGTATAATTATAGTCAAGTCACTAATAATTCTCTTCAGTCTTTAGCTTTAGAAACTCCTTTTCCTCAAAACGGAGCAGCTGGAAGTAGTGATATTGATAATATATATAATAATTGTTTTATAAAAGTTATTAGTAACGGTGTTGACGTAACACCTTATAAAGCATCTATACATGCTTTGACTTGGGACAACAATGATGGTGCTTATTTTGTAACAGTAAAATGGCCTTCTTCTACACAAAGTATAACTCTTAATAATGACTATATTATAACTGTAGGGGTTAATCCTGATTACAATGCTAATTGGCCCGGTGATTGTGAGTATTTAAAAGATAAATTTATAAGATTTGCTTATAGGTTTAAATTTGATGACAATGAATACTCCTTAATATCTCCTTTTACACAAGCTTGTTTTATACCTAAAAACAATGGTTATTTTTTAAAAGAAAAAGAAGATACTAGTACTATTATTTCTATAGACAACGTACAGACAAGTGCTTTTTCACCATATACTGTAGGAGATGTTGTAACTATAACTTCTGCTACAGGTAATGGAGCTAGCGCTGAGGTTATCAGCACAATAGGTGAGGTTAAAGTGCTAAAGCCTGGTAACGGATTTATTAATGGAGAGACATTAACTACCTCAGCATTTACAAGTGGTGCAGGTATGAGTTTTATAGCTAACACTCAAGAGATAGTTTATGATAGCAACGCAGCTTTTAAATCTACTGAAAACAACAAGTTTGAAAACAGTGTTAACAACATAGATTTAGAAATACCTTGTCCTAATTTTTTAAATGGAGTTTCAAGCGATTGGAGCAATATAGAAAAAGAACTTCATGTAGACTCATTAGAGATTATATATAAAGACGACGAAGAAAATGTTTTAAAAATACTAGACACTATAGACTCAACACAGTTTGTAAATTTAAGCCAAAATTTATTTAGTTACTCTTACCAATCTACTGTACCTATAAAAACTTTAACAGAACAAGAACTTATAAGAGTTAGTGACAAAATACCATTAAAAGCTTTAACTCAATCTGTTTCTGGAAATAGAATTATTTATGGTAATTACGTAGATGGTCACACTAGTAATTTAGCACTTAACTACCAAGTTGCTTCAGCTAAAAAGCTTAGTGAAAATACACCTACTTTTTCAACATTAAAAAAAGAATATCAAAACCATACTTTAAAACAAAATAGAACTTATCAAGTAGGTATAGTTTTATCCGATAGATATGGTAGACAGTCAGATGTAATTTTATCTACTTTAGACACTTCAATAACTGGATTAGGTACAAGTCTAGAGTTTGGTGGATCTACTCTTAGAAACGATTATTATACTTCAAACCCAGGGTTAATACAGCCTGGCGGCACTGGCGTTGCTCCCACGACGTGGCCTGGTGATTCTTTAATTGTTCAATTTAATGGACAAGTGCCAAGTCAAAATGGTATACCTGGTTATCCTGGTTTATTTATAGATTATAACAACCCTGTTATTTCAAGTTTTTTTGGCGGAAAAAATTACCCTCCTTTTCCAGAAAATTTAGGTGTTGAAAATACTAATGTAGCAACAACTACAACTGGCTCTGGAACTGAACTAACAATAAATTATTTTACAACTCCTAATTACAATGCTGTAAGTGCTATATTTTCAATAACAATAAGCACTTTAGGTTTTGGTTATAAAGATGGTGATGTAATAACAATACCTCACCCCGGACCAGGCTCGCCTCCCGCAGGCTTTCAACCAGCTACTTTCATATACAGCAGCTCTGTTTCTCCCAATTTAACTGGTTGGTTTAGTTATAGAATAGTAGTTAAACAACAAGAACAAGATTATTATAATGTATATTTACCTGGTATAGTTAATGGATCTTTAGCAACTGAAGGTTACGTTAGTACAGGAGGAGCTACTTTAAGTCTCTATGGTGATAATATAAATAAAATACCAAAAAATTTAAATGATGTAGGCCCTAATCAAACTAGTTTTTCAACTTCAGATGGCCCATTGTTTTTAAGAGTTCAAAACGAAAAAAATAACAACACTAGTAGCAGGCAATTTTATCCTAAAAACAACCAATCTGAAGATGTAGTTTCTTTGTCTGAATTGTCTGATTTAGGATTTAATTTAAATAGATTTAGCTCTAAATGTAACGCAGCTATATCTTCTTCAAAAAATGTAGCTTTACTAGATTTTAACACAAGCATATATAGAGGCATGAATGTTGTTATAACAGATAAAGATGGTAATAACATATATGGAACCGAAGATGGTCTTTATGTTAGAGCTTACTCTGCTACGTCTACAGCAGCTTCTTTAGTTCTTAACAAAACAATAAGTATTCAATCATCAGAGCTTCCTGCTATTTTTACATTTGGACCTCCAGGCGTAGTTTATAATAGCGGATCAAATCCTGTTATAGCTTCTTTAAGCACGTCTTCTATTATAGGTGTTTCTGAAGAACAAGATTTTGTGTCTCAACTAGCTGTTTTTGAAACAGAACCTGTTAAGTCGCAGTTAAATATATTTTTTGAAACATCTAGTACGGGTCTTATTTCTGATTTAAATAACTCAGTGGCTGAAGGTGGTGTTCCTGGAGAATCAATTGCTAATATTTCTTTAATTGAAATATTGCAGACAGTATTTAATGAAGGATCTACAGGTTCTTACAATATAATTAACACTTCTTTTGAAGCGCTAGATTTCCAAAACGCAGGTTTACCTGCAGCATCTGCTATAAATACTACAGGTAATTTAGTTAGCGTTTTTGATGATAATGGCGCAGATAGAAAGCCAGAGTTTGCTATAGTAGATAATAATAATGGTACTTTTAATGTTAAAACAACAAAACAAGTTGGAGAAGGTTATTATGTAAGCAATAACACGGCTCTTACTACTTTTAACTTTACGGTTAAATTAAGTAACAATGGGACAAGTTTATTTAAGTCATTTCAAGGGGAATTAGGTAATTTATTTCCAACATACGGAGGTGTTTATACTAATACTTATAACCCAATACCTATGCAGGATTCTATACCTGCTGATTATTTTGTTAGTTTTGGTAACCCTGATAAAAAAACATTTTCTGGGTTTTATCCTTATGTTTTTGGTCCAGGTATACACAAATCAGGTGGTGGACCTGGTTACCCATCTACACCTTTTCCTCAACCAAGAACACAATATAATCCTGCTGCCACTCCTTTTACCGCATTAAATGGAAGTGGCGATGTTTCATTACAAAAAAGAGACATTACCTGGGAAGTAGTAAGCTGGATAACTGGACCTAATACTTTACCTAAAATATTTGATGGTACTTCTGGGACACCTCAATTTATTCCATTTTATAGCCAATACTATCATCAATGGCAGACTATAGAGTATGGCGATTGGATGAATCTACCAAATGTAATAGAGCCAGAAGGAACAGATAGAACAACCCTTGGCAATAGAGCTAGTTTTGCAATAATAATAGGAGAAGACAATGCAACTGGAAGATATGGCGGTCTAGTAAATCCAAGTGATCTTGTTTTTGATATACCACCTTTTAATGCAAAAGGAGGTAATTCTGGAGTAAATAACACGTATTCACTAACAAATTCACCTCCTATTAATTGGACAAACAATCCTACCAAGTCTCGATTATTACAAAATGATACTTGCCTTATTGGTCTTAATAATTCTCTTAATGACGCTCAAACAGGCTTTTCAGTTACTCAAGGAGCAAGTGGTGGATTTTTTAATACTGGAATCGGCGGAAGCGCTGGAACGACTACACAAGTAAATTCAGTGCCAATATATGCTTTAGTTGAGCAAATTGAATTTATTGTGACTATACAAGCTAGAGATGGCGCAAACTTAATAGGAACTCCTCAAACTATAACTTTTCTAGTTAAAAGCGGGGGGTATCAATACCGTTTTAGTGCTGGCTATTTTTAATTGTAATAAGTTTAATAAATAAGTAATAATAATATGGGTGCAATTATAGAAGTAAAATATTTTAATTCATTTTGGATGAAACAAGTACAAGGTGCTGATTTAACGCCTGATGCTAACAATCCAGTTTGGCCTGGTTTAGAATTTAATCCTATTGGTTATCCTCAGTTTCCTATAGCTGCAAAACAAGATAATGATAACTGGTACATAGAAGAGTCTAGAATAAAAGGTGGTTTTAATAACACAATGGTATCGCAAGGTGTTAGAGCGTTTTTAAATGAAGAAAATCCTATGCAAAATGTTAGAGAGTCTTCTTTGATATATTCTGGATTATATAATAGTAGAACTGGAATTAATAGAACTAACGTTTTTAGTGTAGGTGAAGTTATAGAAACTGATTTAGATCCTGTAGATGGAAGTATACAGAAAATATTTGCTGATGATACTAATTTAACTATATTTCAAGAAAATAAAGTTAGTAAAGCATTGATAAATAAAAATACTATTTATTCTGGAACGCAAGGAGCTGCTGAAACAGCCAACATACCAGTGATAGGACAAATAGTACCTTATTTAGGTGTTTTTGGAATTGGTAAAAATCCAGAATCATTTGATTATTATGGCTTTAAAAAGTATTTTGTTGATCCTGTTAGAGGCTCAGTAATGAGGCTATCAAGAGATGGTTTAACTGAAATATCTAATTACGGAATGAAAGACTTTTTTAGAGATGCTTTAAATTCTATAAACAGTAATACTCAAGAAAGAAGATTACCTTGGACTAAAGCTTCTTCATCTTTAAAACCTCTTACTGAAGGTGCAGAGTGGCTTATTATTTCTGGTAGTGGTGTTGGGACTATGACTAGAGGTGCTGATTTTACAGCTGCTTCAATAGGTGATGTTGGACCTTTCGCAATAACCTCTTTAACTGGAAGTGGTAGTGGAGCTACTATAAATATAAGAATACTTACTTTAGGAACTAGTGGAACTTTTATAGGCACTACTGTTTCAGGTGGAGCTGGTTATGCAGTTGGAGACCAACTTTCAATATCTGACCCTAGCGCTTTATTTTTTGAAGGAACTATATTATCTACAGTTAATGGTAATAATACAAATGGACAACTTAATTTAAATAGTGGAGTTAATCCTATATATATTGTCAATCAAAATTCTTGTGATATATTTATAGGTAGTAGAATAATAAATGACTTAGGCAATGGTGTAACCCAAGATAGTGGCGCTACAGTTGAAAACGTTGAAATAGTAAATGATCCAGTTTTAGGGAGTATTACAGCTATTTACACTAGTCAACTTGTTACTCAAGAAACCAATGGATTCTTTTTATATAGTTATAAAAATAAAATTATAGGAGGTTGGGATAATTATAATAGGTATTATACTATTTCTTTACAAAATCTACCTTCTTATATATCTAAGTCTGATAATAATTTTGATACGTTATCTTATGATGAAGGAATAAATGGTTGGGTTTCAAGATATACTTACAAACCTGATTTTATTAAGAGTTTAAAAGGTTTATTCTTTTCTACTCAAGGACATTCTTTATTTCAACATTACTCTCCCGTGTCGTCTTATCTAAATTATTATGGAGTACAGTATGGCGCAACAATAGAGCTTTTAATAAATAGTAATCCATCAACAAGAAAAACATTCAACACTATAAATTATGAAGGAGATAATGGCTGGGAAGTTACATCTTTATCAACAGATTTAACTAAATTTTCAAACTCAGGTAGTTCTACAGCAGACATTGGCTCAAGAATATATAGCTATGATGAAGGAGTATATACTAGCTTTAGTGGATACCCTATGAGAGCCGGCTTTAATAGAAAAGAAAATCTTTATACTGCTAATATAGTTAATCAATCAGGTTTAAATCCAGAAGAAGTTTTAGCTGGATCTCAATTATCAGGCGTAAAAGGTTATTTAGCTAAAGTTATATTTTCAGTAGATTCATCAACCAATGTTGGAGGATCTAAAGAAATATGGTGTGTAGGTACTACGTTTGTACAATCATCTTAAAATATTAATAAATAAAAACAAAAATTATGCCATTACCACTATTAGCACTTGCAGCGCCTATGATTATAGGTGGTATTCAATCTGCTATTTCAAACAATCGAGCTAACAACATGAGTAACGATATATCAAATGCGCTTGGTACTGTTACTGATATAATGAACAATAGAGCTCCTGTTTATGATGCTTCTGATAAAATTAGAGACATGAAGAGCATGGTAGTAAATCCTTATGCTAATTTAGGTGTAGCAACTCAAGCTGCTGAAATGCAAGTTGAACAATCTGATCTAGCTTTAGCTAATACTTTAGATACAATAGCTCAGTCAGGTTTAGGTGGCGGTGGAGCAACTGCGCTTGCTCAAGCGGCATCAAGAAGCAAAAGAGGTGTTTCTGCTAGTATAGAACAACAAGAAGCTCAAAATGAAAAATTAAGGGCTCAAGGTGAGCAGCAAAGATCTCAAGCTTTAATGAATATAGAATCACAAGCAATTTCAGCTGAAGAAAGAGCAGCTCAAGGCGAAGACGCTAGAGTTCAAAATCAATTAGATAGAGCTTATGGTGAGTACGATTTTTTAAGATCAAGACAAATGGGTATTCAAGATGCTGGAAACGCAGCCATGATGGCAGGTATATCAGGAACAACAAGTTTACTAACTGGATCTTTAGGAACAGAAGGTGGTGGATTATCTTTTATGGGTAATAAGATTGGTGGTTAGTAACGAGATATAAAAAAGAAAAATGAGTCAAAGTAAAGTAAGTTTAAAATCAAGAGATTTTTCAGCTGATGCAGTTAGAAATGTTCAGTCAGTTACACAGGTGGGTCTTAATAGACTACAGCAGTTAGCTAAAAATCAATTACAAGAAAGAAAAGATACTCAAAAAGCATTATTGTTGGGTTCTGCAAAAACTGACCAGTTAATAGAGTCTTATATTACGCAAACAAAAGATGCCAATACTCAGATGTCAGCAGAGGGAGATGCGTATGTACGACAAGAAGCTGAAAAAATAGGTAAGTTGTATGCTAATTCAATAAAGCCAGGAGCTAGTGATGAAGATAGAAAAACGTATACAGACGCTAATACCATAGGTCTGCGTAATTTACAGTCTATTGCAACAACAGTTAGTCAAATTAGCAGTAACGAAAATGTAGCTACTCTACACACTTCTGCAGTTAGTAATAACTCTGCTTTAAATAGATTAACTAGAGACTCTCAACAAGAAACTCCGCATTGGAATTTTCAATCTGTTTTAGGAACTGGTCAATTTAAAGATTTAAAAATAAAAAACGATGATAACAATCAAGTTAATATTAGCGCTACGTCTCTAGGTGATAATAATTTAATTGTTGACATAAACGCTTCGGCTTTTAATAATGCTTTGTTAAGAACTGGTGAAACTTCAAGCCAGCAGGTTATACAACAAGATGACATTATAATAGAAAGAGATGGCGTGTGGTTTAAAAGCTTTGAAAATGAACTAAAAGGAATAACAGGACTTCTTGAAGGTGTAAAAAAAGTAGAAAGTAAATTTGATAGAGCTAAAAACAAAAAAACTGTTGTACAATCAGAAGGACCAGTGGATATATATCAAAACTTAATTGGAGATCCTAATAATAAACAATTGCTTTTAGGTAAAACTGGTGCAAGTAGTTTTAATAAAACATGGGATCAATTAGAACTAAACGGATTTTTAGGTGATAATCCACTTAAAGATATAAGTTGGAATACTTTTAATGATAAGGATGAGCAAAGAGCAATTGATAAATTAAATAAAGAATATAATAGTGGAGTTTATAATGACAATACAAGTGCAACTTCTGGTAATATTTTAGATCCAACCCCTGATGATAATAAGTTTACATTAGAAGATTACAGAGAAGTTCAAGGTGAATTTAAAAATTTAGCAGCTGAAGGTATGGCAAGATTAGCTGAAAGATTAATTGGTAATAGAAGTGAAACAGTTGTTAGTATTAAAGAGCTCGATGATTATTATAAAGTAACTAATAAAACAACTGGTAAATCAGAATATACTCCTAGTGGTAAGCAGACATTAAGGTCTGATTATGACAACTTGTGGACAAGCAAATTAACCAATTCAATAGTAAACGCGGAGTTTAATGACTTTAAAGGAGTGGTTAAAGAAATAGAAAATAATCCAAAGGCTTTTGGTGTAGATACTAAAGGTGGTTTTGATGTGGCTACTGGTGCTAAAATAAAAGAAATGTTTCCAGGAACATCTTTTGGAACAATGCAAGACGATGCTGTTTACGAATTTAATAAAAAAGACCCTCAAAGAAATGAAATAATAACTAAGCCTGAATTTTTTGATTTTGATAATAATGGAGGTTTAGATGAAAATGGAAAAAATACTATGTGGAATTTGTTAGGCGTAGACGATTACGAACAAGCTATATTTTCTAATCCTACAGAAATGAAATTAGTTTATCCAAATTACAAACCTTCAGCTTCATCATACCAAAAGAAATAATTAAATTAAATATGGAAGAAATATATTTATCACCAGATGGTTTATATGAATACTCTATTGCTGAATTACAAGAGGCAGCGAAAGAAAGCAAAATAAATTTTGAAGAGTTTATTTCCTCTAGAGGCTTTAAGTTAAAAGGTAGTGAAGTAGAGGAGACTGTTGAAGTAGAAGAAAAAAAGCCTGAACCTAAAGATCCACCTGCTGAGAAACCTAAAAGCAATGTTCCTGACTGGGCTTTTGACGCTGCAGGTATTATTGATCCAATTCAAGAACCTACTAAAGCTGAGTTGTTAATGAAAAAACAACCAGAAGGTAAAGAGTTATATGAAGCAGACTCAGAAACACTCACACTTCAAGGTGATATAGCTAAAGATAATGTATTTTACGATGAAGAAGATATTGCTGTAAAAGATTTTGAAGAGGCTTATACTTCAGGCCAGTTCAATAACTGGTTACAGTCTCCAGATCAAATAGCAGCTGCTGAAAAACAAGCTAAAGCTGAAGAACTTGTTGTTAAACCTAGCATACAAACTGCTTTAATAAACGATGAGTATACTGTACAAGATATAAGAGACTTTCAAAGTGTAGGTGTAGAAGGACTTCCTGATCTTTCTAATTTTGAGGATTCTACTAAGCAATTAAAATATAATTTAAATAGTTCTGGTATTTCGTCAATTAAAGAAGCTCTGAAAAAAAGTAATATATATAATACTTTTGAAAAAGCTAATGCAGAATTGAATAGTGATAAGCGTTTTAATTATGTTTCTGATATTATCTTAAAAGATAATAGTGAAATATTAGAAAAAGAAATACCAAAAAAAGTAAATAACTGGTTGTTAAATAACATGATAGAGACATCTAATGATAGAGCTAAAAATTATTTGGGATCTGATTTATATAATAAATATTTAAAAGCTGATAGTAAAGGTAAAAATGAAATATTAAAAGAAAAGTTTAATTCTAAAAATATAGAAGCACTAGTAGATGACAAAGGTAATTTTGTAGATACTAGTAGAGTAAGTCCAAAACAAAAAGAAGAAATAGTAACTAAACAAATAGAAGAAGTAACTGAATACACCAATATGGGTACTCAGTCTTTGCTTAAGATATTTAAATCTACTGAAAATGAATTAGCTTCTTTAGCAAATACTTTAGTTAGTAAAGGTGAAGAGGGTATATACGACGATGCTTTACTTGTACAAAAAGGTAATGAATTATTAGGTGATTTATTTCCTTCTTTAATGCCTGAAGATGAAAAAACTTTACGTAATGATTTTAATGACTTAAAGTTTATGGCTAAAACAGGTGTTGTGCCTAAAGCGCTTAGCTATTTACCACAAGGTGAAAGTCAGCTAGTTTCAGATTACAATAAAACATTAAGAAAACTTCAAACAATACAACTAGCTGTAGGGTTAAATGTAGATTTAACTAAGCTAGATAGAGAAAGCACCGGAGACATATTAGGTGAAGAAACTGAAAAAGCTTTTGGTTTTGGCGAGATGACTTTGGGTATTAATGAAATGCAGAATACTCTTTTATATGAGATGCAAGATGAACTTGGTTTTGAAGCTAAAAAAGAAGAAATTGCTAGATTAGGTTTACCAGGAGAGTTGTATGTTAAACAGCCTAAGTTAGATGACCAAGGTAATATAGTTAGAAACGATCAAGGTAATATAGAATATGACGCTATAAATTACGAAAGAATGTTATCTACTTTACCAGGCTTTACAAAAATGAGTATGGAAATAGCTGGAACTTTTCTTATATCAGGAGGCGTAGGTAATATAGCTAAAATAACTAATGGTATTGGAGATTTAATAGCTATAAATATGGCTCGTTATGGTGGAATGTCTTCAAAAGCCGCTTTAAAGTTTGGTGAATTTTCTGCAGGAGTTTTACAAGAATCTTACGGTTTAGTGGGTAGTAATACTATAGGTAGTAATCTTTTTGGCTCAGAAAAAATGCCAGTTATACCTTTTGCAGTTGGATCTCAGTTAGGTCATTTAGGTATTAATTGGTTAAGTAAAGTAATTCCTAAGGGTGTAGCTAGATACGCTACTGAGAATCAAGCTTTTGGCAATGTAGTTGACTTTGTTAATAAAATGCCAGGTGGATCTACTATTGGTGGCGCTGTAAAATTTACAACTGCACCTTTAATTAGTGCTGGAGCTATAAGAGGTGGTGAATTTACAAGTGGTCTATTAGATGTTGCTAAAGGTGAGCAAAGCATGGATGAACTATGGCATCATATTACAGATGTAGATAGTTTTGTAGAAACTTATGGAGCTTTATTATTTATGTCTGCTGCACACCCTACTCAGATAATGAAAAAAGCTGTAGATAATTTTCAGTACGATATGTTAAAGCTTCAAACTGACATGCCGTCTTGGAATAAATTAGCTTTAGACTTAGGATTAGAAGTTAGAGGTCAAAAAAAAGGTAGTGGTAAAACTAGTTGGACTAGAGGCGAAATTGATAAAGCAGTTAAAGAGAAATCTACAGAAATAATTAACAACACTGAAATTACAGCTAAAGAAGCAGATCAACAAATAACTAACCTTAAAGCAACAGGTAAAAGACTAGGTATTAAAAGACAATTAGATGTTGAAGCTAATAAAGCTAAAAGTATAGAAAATTGGAATACAACTTATAAAAACTTACAGAGAACTATAAATTCTATAGGCAAAGGTAATGAAGTAAATGTTACTGATATTACTAATTTGGTAGAAGCTGGTATTGCTAATGGTGGTACTTCACCAATTTTAGAGTTAAAGACTATAGGTTTAGATAGTAAAACGGCTACAGATCTTTATAAATTTTCTCAAACTTCATATAACGAGGCTCAAAACTATTTTAAAGATGTTAAGAGTAGTAATTTTAAAAAATATGTAGAAAGCGGCATAACAGAAATGAATGCTAAAAACGCTAAAGATAATTTAAACACCATGTTGAAAGATCGTACTATAAGCAACGCAGCTTATAATACTCAATTAGCAGAAGTAGAATCTGTAATAGAACTAGAAACAGCTAAGCAAGAAAGTTTAATAGATTTAGCGAAAGGAGATACAGAGATTAGAATAAAAGAAACTAGAGACTATGCAGACCAAGTTATAGCAGAAGGTTCTGAAGTAAAAGAATTAAATAATGAAGAATACACTAAGTTAAAGTCTAGTTTAGATGGTAAAGAAAACACTTCTGCTGGCTTTGGTTTTCAAACCACTATAGATGGTAAACCTACTTTTGTAATAAACAAAGACGCTATGGTACCTAACAAAGGTGAATATAGATATTCTTCTGGTGGTAAAGACTATGTTGTAAAAGGTTTTCAAGGATCAACACTTAAACATGAAGTATTCCACCCTGTTTTTGAAAATAAATTTTCAATTGAGTCAGTGGAGAGAAGAGCTAGAAAATTAGCAGGCGTAGAGGGTGATATAGATGCTGCTAGAGAGACTATTATTAGACAAGATATAGAATATATAGATCAATTTAAAGAACGCCTTAAAGAGCTTGGTGTATTCAACAGAGTTGAACAAGAAATGAAATTAAGACCTGGTTATAATGAGTTAATAACTAAAGGAGAAAGAAGTGTTGAAATAGAAAAAGAATTTATAAATGAATTTTTAGAACTACAAAACGAAGGAGCTTTAAATAATTTAGTTAAAGATATTAAATTTAAAGAAGTAAGTGCAGATGTAATAACAGAACTTAAAAATGGTGCAGATATAGCTGATTACTTTTTTACTGGTGTAGAGCAAACACCTGAAGGAAAAGCAAAAGTAAAACAGGCACAAGAAGCTTATAAAGAGTTAGTAAAAGATGGTAAAGCAACCGTGCAAACTTCTGAAAAGAATTTACAAAGTTTAGCTAAAGAGTATAAAGAAAATCCTAATACTATAGAGGTTGAAAAAATTGGAGAATTAATACAGCAATATACAGCCAGCGGTATAGATGCTTTAAAAAGAATAGCTAATACGGGTAAAAGAAAAGTTCCGGTTAATACTAAAGATCCTAACGTAAGAAATGGTATAGCTGATCTTTTAGTTTTAGAATTTGATAGCTTTATTAGAAACTACGATCCTGCTAAAAGCAAGACTAGTACTTACATGAATCTAATAGCCGAGCGTATATTACCTAAGTATGTTGAAAAATTTAAACCTAATGAAAATATTAGAATAGATGATTTAACAAGAGAAGTTGCAGACACTAAAACTCCTGAAACAGATTTAATAGATAAAGAATCTGCTCCTGTAGAAACTGAAAGGTTAGTAAGTGTATTTGAAGGTAAGGAAGCTAAAGCCAAACAAAAAGAAATTATAGAGGTATTTAAAGACTTAAGATCTAATCCTGAGAAATTAGAAGAAGCTAGAATTAAAGGATTTGGTGGTACGCCTAAAGAACAGTTAAGTAAAGTAGCGGAATTATTATTTAATATACCTGATGGAACTAAAGTTAGTAATCCATCTAAAAATGTTTTACCTACAATAAACATAGTTGATTCAAAAGGTAAAAAGATCTCTAAAAAACAATTAGATGCAGGTGAAAAAGGAATTATAGATGCGAAAGACTTTCTATCGCTAAGAGATTACTTTAAAGATAAAAACAATTTAAGAAGATTTTTAAACGCGTCTTTACCCGAGTATAACGTAAACACTCCACAGTCAATTATAAATGTAAAAGGAGAAAACATACAAGTATCTCCGGATGTTGTTGGTAGAGGAATAAGATTACCAGACAAAATATATGACTACTTTTACGAGCAGTTTGTAGATCCCACTGGAGTAATGACTAGCCCTAGTGGAAGAAGTAAAGGTAAAACAAGTCAGGTTCCAAAAGTTTATAAGATAAAGCCAGAGTTTAGAAAACCAACTAATGAGGTTATAGATAAAGTATCTAAAGATATATTAGCAGATGTAAAGCTTAACGATTTACCAAGCGAGTATAATAGAACTATAGCTCAGCTTGTTAAAGGTATGTCACTAGTAGAAACTATGGCAGTATCTAATCAAGCTAAAAGAACTAAGCTACCTGCAGAAACAGCTGCTGAAAAACAACTAATAGCTGATATTAAGTCTTCTTCTAGTAAGTTATCTATGTCTGAAAAGATAGCTAAAGCTACTGAATTAAAAAGAAGTAATTTTGATTTAGAATTTAATTCTAAAAATATAAAAGATTTAAAACTTGATAAAAAAGAAAATGAAGTTGTTAAATCAATATTTAAATTACCTAAAGAAGCTGTAGAAGAAATAAGTAAAGCTTATTCTATAGATTTATCTAATAAAAAAGTTATTGACAATATAATTAAATCAGATAAAAAAGCTGCCGAAGCTTTAGCTGATGAAATAGTAGAAAACAATCCTGACTTAAGTAAAGAAGAAATATTAAAAGATATAAAAGATTCTGGACTTAAGTGGAGAAACTGGTCTAAAGTTAATAAAATTGAAAATATACCTTTACAAGAAAAATTATCGTCAGAAAATATAACAGCTTATAAAAACTTTGGAAACAAGTTTTTAGATAATATAGTTAAAAAGTTAGGCGGATTAGAAAATTTATCTAAAGATATTACTTCTTCCTTAACTTCTACTTTAGGTTTTGGCAATGCTATGACTAGTATACCTAGAATAAACTCGCAAGGTAATAAAGCGCCTAGTGTGTTATCTAAAACTCAAATGGCTACTAGGTCTGAAATAGAAGCTTTAGGCATAAAATATAAACCTGATTACTCTTATAGTAGAAGTGAGCAAAGTAAAATAGCAAGATCTATCAGTGATGTTCAAGCAATAGAAAGACTTTTAGAAAGAGAAGCTAAAGATGCTATTAAGCCTACTAAAAGATTTGAAAAAATTAAATACGCTTGGCAACCTAAATGGGATTACTCTACAAAAGGTATTAAAAAATTAGGAGAAGAATATGCAGATAAATTAAATAAAGATTCTAATTACACTATAGAAAATTTTGTTAGAGATATAAGAAATGACTTAACACATCCAGAACTTAGAAATTCTGTTGATGGTTATGAGAAAACAATGGAAGCTAATAGCGAGCTGTTAAATGTGGCCTATGAAAGCTTGTCAGATTATTATTTCAAATCTAAAGATAAAACTCTTGCTTTAAAAGATATATCAAATTTTCTCCAACAACAAACAAACGCAGCTACTGGTTTATTTAAAGGAATGGCTAGTATGGAAAGTGCTACAACTAGACCAACTGAGCAAGAAGTAAAAGGAAGAACTCACAATGAGCATCAAACAGATCTTTTAGCTGCTAATCAAAATTTTATAGGTTTATTAAAAAAATATAAAAGTAAAAACAAAACAGGTTTTAAAGAGCAATTAAGAAATTTAACAGATCAATTTAAACAAGCTTTAATATCAAGAGAGACACAAAGGTTTAAAGATGATCCAGCTAGAGGTGGGGCAGGTAAAATGTCTTCAGAAAATTACTTAGCTAATACATTTGCAGATGGATCAGCTATTAATCAAATAATTTTAGGAGGTCCTAATAAAGGTAAAACAGTTTTAGAAGTTTTACAAAATGAATATGGAAATAAAATAGTATTAGAAGCTCTTAAAGATACTCCTAAAAACAAAGTTACCGAAGGTGTAATAAGATCTATACAAAAAATAGAGTACGAGAAAGAATTTAAAAAAGTTAAGAAAAATAACATAGAAATACTTGACGAGCCCGGTGTTATGAACACTAGTGAAAAAATGACTGCTGAAGAGTTAGTTAAAAAAGCTAGAACTATTGACAAAGCTTTGCAAATGGCTGATCGTCCTAATATGCCTAAGAAAAAGATTAGAATATTTGATTTTGACGACACTGTAGCTAGAACAAATAGTAAAGTATTTGCAGAAAGAGAAGGTGAAAGAATAGAACTTACAGCAGAAGAATTTGCTGAAAAAGGTATGGAACTTATAGATCAAGGTTATGAAATGGATTTTACAGACTTTAATAAAGTTGTTGAAGGTAAAAAAGGTCCGTTGTTTGATTTAATAAAGAAACTTAAAGAAGCACCAGGCGAAAGAGATATATTCATATTAACTGCTAGGGCTCCTGAAGCTCAAGGTGCTATATATGAATTTATGAAAGCTATGGGAGTGGAAATACCTTTAGAGAACATAACAGGACTAGGTAGATCAGAAGGTGAAGCTAAAGCTAACTGGGTAATAGACAAAGCTGCAGAAGGTTATAATGATTTTTATTTTGCAGATGATGCGCCTCAAAATGTTAAAGCAGTTAAAACGGCTCTTGATGTTATAGACGTTAAATCAAAGGTTCAACAAGCTAGATTAAATACTAGTGAAAAAATGAACACTACATTTAACGAAATATTAGAACAGTCGACAGGTATAGATGCTGTAAAAGTATTTTCCGACGTTAAAGCTCAAGTAAGAGGCGGTAAGAAAAAAGGGCAAAAATTCTTTATACCACCGTCAGCTGAAGACTTTTTAGGTTTACTTTATACTACAATGCCTAAAGGTAAGAAAGGTGAAAAGGCTATGAAGTTTTATCAAGATGCTTTACTTGATCCTTATACTAGAGCTATGACAAACTTGTCTACATCGAGAGTAAATCTTATGGCTGACTTTGCTGCTTTGAAAAAACAATTAGATGTACCTAAAGATTTAAAAAAAGAAACAGAATCAGGGTTTACAAAAGAACAAGCTACAAGAGTTTACTTATGGAATAAGATGGGTGAGAAAATACCTGGTTTGTCTAAAGCAGATTTAAAAGAATTAAATGATGTAATAGAAAAAGATCCTAAGTTAAAAGTATTTGCTGATGAAATATTATCTATAACTAAAGGTGATGGTTATTCTAAACCAGGTGAAGGCTGGGCTAATGGAACTATAACAACAGATCTAGTAGATATACTGAACACTACTAAGCGAGGTAAGTATTTAGAAACTTGGAAAGAAAATGTAGATGTTGTGTTTAGTAAAGACAACTTAAATAAACTTGAAGCTGCTTACGGTAAGAAATATAGAGAAGCTGTAGAAAACTCTTTATCTAGGATGAAAAAAGGTAGTAATAGAGTAGCAGGAGGAAATAGATTAAGCAATCAAGTTCTTGATTATATAAACAACTCTACTGGTGTTACTATGTTTATAAATGCTAGATCAGCATTACTACAAACTATATCAGCAGCTAACTTTATTAACTGGAGTTTTAATAATCCTTTTCAAGCAGGAAAAGCATTTGCTAATCAACCTCAGTTCTGGAAAGATTTTAAACAATTAATTAATTCTGATTATTTAAAAGATAGACGTAATGGGTTAAAGCTTAATATATCAGAATCTGAAATATCTAATGCTGCTAAAACATCTAAAAATAAAGCTAAAGCTGTTTTAAGTTATATACTTGAAAAAGGTTATGCACCTACTAAATATGCTGATAGCTTCGCTATAGCATTTGGTGGCGCTTCTTATTACAGAAACAGAGTTAAAGATTTAATGAGAAACAAAGGCATGTCTGAAGCTGAAGCTAATAAGCAAGCTTTGATGGACTGGACAGCTGAGTCAGAAAAATCACAACAATCTTCTGATCCTAGTAAAATATCTGCACAACAGTCTAGTGATTTAGGTAGAGTTGTATTACAATATGTTAATACTCCAATGCAATATGCTCGTATGCAAAAAAGAGATGTTCAAGATATTGTAAATAAAAGAGCTATGCCAGGTAAAACTTTAGCTCAAAGTAATAGAGTTAGAGTGTCAAGAATAATATATTATGCAGCAATACAAAACATGGTATTTAATGCACTACAACAAGGATTATTTTCTTTAGGATTTGGTGATTCAGATATTTCAGATGACGAAGAAAAAAAATTAGTTAAAGCAGCTAACGGCATGCTTGATTCCAGCTTAAGAGGTTTAGGTTTTGGTGGTGTTACAGTTCAAGTGTTAAAAAACTTAGGTATAGACATATACCAAAGATCTAAGAAAGATAGACCTGAATTTGTAGATGCTTGGACTAAGCTATTAGAATTTTCGCCAGCTATAAAAAGTAAATTAGGAAGGTTTAAATCTGCTGCTTATCCATTTGATAACAAGAAAAAAAGAGAAGAAGTATTTGAAAAAGGTTTTGCTTTAAACAATCCGGCTTACGAATCTGCTGCTAAAGTTATAACAGCTACTACTAATATTCCTTTAGATAGAGTTATAAGTAAAACTAATAATTTAAAAGCTGCTTTTGACGAGGATACAGAAGCTTGGATGTCTGTTGCTATGATATTAGGTTGGCCAGAATGGCAGCTACAAGATAAAGGAGATAATAAAAATACTAGTGAAGGTATTAAAAACCCATTTGCTATAAAAAAGAATAAAAGCAAAAACCCATTTGCTATAGATAAAAAGAAAAGTAAAAACCCATTTGCTGTAAACTAGGAACAAAAAATACTGGGCACCATACCCAAAGTTCCTGTAACCAAAAAAGGGGATCTCATAACGAGGTCCCCTTTTTATTTGGTATTATTTTTATTTAAATATTACAGTATTCGCAAATACCGCCTAAACATAGTCCGCACATATTATTTGATTTTAAAATTTATAACTAATTCCAACAGCTATGAAAAACCCTCCACTAGCTATGGCTAGTGTATTAGGATTTAAATCAAACTGTGGTGCATGTGGATGCCACATCATATATGAAGCCCCAGCTGTCATTAAGCTAAGACCTCCAATAATTGTTAATTTCCTCATGTTATTTCACAAGCGCCTCCTACGCAAGCAAGTTCACCAGCTAGATCTGTTTCATCTTCTGTTTCTATGATTTTAGTAAGATCTACATCTTTAAGATGTAACATCATTGTATCATATTGAACTTTACTTATATCTTCAAAAGGGGCTTGAGTATATGTACCGCCATCATAAGGCAATACTGATAGACCATTATAATGATCTCTATTTTCCCACATCCATCTTCCGGCTTGATCCCACTCTTCTTGCTTTAAGCTAACAGTAGCTGAAACATTATGAGTATTAGACCCTTTTCTATGGCCTGGTTTAACCCATTCAATAGCTACTTTCTTTATTCTTTCAAGTAAATCAAAAGGTGATTCCATCCTTAATATAGAACCTTCAGGTGCTTTTTGCGGTATACCAATAACAGCAGTATCATGAGGTCTAAAGAATTCATCTTCAACTAATTCAGGGTGATGTTTAGATAAATGCTTATACATAGATTCATTTTTACCAACTCTAATTCTACGCACATAATAATCATTATGCCACGCATGAATACCAGATGAAGTTCCTAGTGCCAGAGATGTTGTCCCAGCAGGCTTCACAGTTGTACATCTAGCTGATTGATTTATACCAATTAGCTTGGCGACTCTTGCGTTTTCTCGTTTTACTATCTGAGCGCCTTTCGTCATGTCGTAGCCTAGTACGGTGCCAGAACCTATTCCCGTCATAGATATTCCTATCAATGCATCTTTCTCCGTTGTTTCTTTCCATACATCTCTTAAATAATGAAAGTCAGTATAACCAGCTTGTAGTGTACCTATAAAAGCTGCTTTCTTAACTCTATCATTAAAATCATCTTGTGATTCTATATCACTAGCATTTACCTCACATAAGTTACAAAACTGAAAAGGTCTTAATGCTATTTCACAACAAGGATTTGTTCCCCAGTCTTTATCGTTATTAAGGTATATACCAGGCTCACCTGATCCTGATAGTTCAATACGTTTCCAGAGTTCCATGAAAAAATCTTGTGTGACTTTATGTCTCATAAGAACAGCTGAGTTATTAGCTCTACCTCTTTGTGGATTTTTCTCCCACCAAGTACCTGACTTACAACTAATCATTTCGTTATCCTCAGCAGAGAACAAGCTAATTAAAGCAGCTCTACGTATACCACCAGCTAAAACTGAGTCAGCTATATGACAAACTATATCATGAGCTTCAACAGTAGTCAATGGTGTTCCATCTTCTTTACCATCTAATATACCTTTAATCTTAAGTACACATTCTTTTAATGGCTGAGGACCTGGAGCTTTACCACCTGAAGTAACAAGCTGTGCACCCTTAGGTCTTATATCAGAAAAATCAAATATAACACTAGAAGATCTTGTGTCACCCATATATGATTTCATAAGAACTTTTATAGCATCACCCCAGCCTTCAATAGAATCACCTATTAAAAACCTTCTAGTTCTTTTAGCATAAGGTTTATTAACAGGTTGTAGTTGTTTTACGTGATGTTCTTGAACAGAGTATCCAACACCGGTTCCTCCAAGAAGTAAGAACATAGTTTCGTGGAACGCATCAATGTGATCAATTGGTAAATAAGCACAATTATAGACACGATTAGGGCTAATCTCAATCGGTTTACCTCCGAATTGTAGCGAACGCATGCTTGGTAGAATTTTCTTATCATATACTAGGTTATAGGCTTCTTTAATTTGATCCGCTAGTTCGGGATATTTTTTAATATGCATATTCATATTACGTGTAACTAGTTCTACCCAAGTTTCTCTACGATTTAATTCAGGAACAAACTTAGCGTATTTCATATAGACGGTTATATCACTTAGTATTTTGTTGCTTAACTCCATCTTTATTTTCTTTATTTGTTATTTCTTTTTTCAAAAACTCTATAGCCTTTTCATAACCAGGCATTAATTTTAAAGTTTCTAGTGTTCCAATTGCTAAATCATTTAGCTGGGTTTGGTCATTTAGTATGTGTTGAACTACATTAGTCAACGCTTTTATTTTATTCTGCATTTCTAGCAGAGTACTTTCTTTCATATTCTATTAATTCTTTATATTTTAAATACCCTTTAGATGCTATACTCCAATCAATAAACTTTTGTAATTGTCGTTCTGCATATTTTCTTCTTGCTATATCTTTTTTTTCCCAAGAATTAGGCTCACGGTTTCTTCGCATTCTTTTTGATTTTGAGGTTTGTATAACGTAACATTCGGTAAGTGTTTATGTACATAAGCTTTAAATAACTTCCAGCGTATGGGAAAAGATTCATTAGCACGTCCTTTACATTCAATAATAAAGCTGTCTCCCACAAAATCTGGAGTATACTTAATATTAAGTATTTTCTTATTACCTCGATTACGGTATTCACCTTTGCCATTGCCTTGTCGTTCATAAGATTCTTGTTCAAAGTTAAAAGAAGGGACAAGCTCGTAAGTTTGTCCCTCGTAATGTGCTATGATCTTAGCTTTCTTTAAAGCTATATACATGTGTTTTTCTAGTCCTGACGCAAATTGTATTCCATCATGCTTGACCTTTTTAGATCTTACCGGACCTTTCTTTTTGCTATACCGGCGAACCATAATCTAACTCTTCAGCATGACTAGGATGTGGCGGTCTAAAGCTAGCTTTGTTAGCTTCAACTATTGTTTCATTAACCAAGTTATCAGTTAACTCTTCACGTGCAGCTTGAATATATAGTATAGCATCCATAAGCTCTTCTTGTATATCATTAAGATAACCAGCTAGATCTTTATGTTTACCTCTACGTTCGCTGTCTAATGTTCTGCCATACTTATTAAAGCCAACATCAGATCTTGATACAAACTTATCCACAACGTTCTCAACGACTGGATCTCTGAATTCAATAGTCTTACTTTTCATCTTTAACAAATGTTCCGTTAACCATTTTACCAGTTCTCTTAGAGATAACATCGTAAGCTTCATCTATACAATCTTCAATAGTTGTTCCGCCCATATGAGCTAAGTTTGTAAGAACTACAACCATATCACCGATAGCGTCTCTAAATTCAGGGTTATCATCTTTTAGTATAGCTCTACCTAGTTCGCCAGCTTCTTCCATTAACTTACAGAACTGAGTTTTAGTATCGCCTTTACTATACAAGCCTCTTGCACCAGCCCAGTCTCTTATTAATTGAAACCTAGCATCTGTATTTAATTTAGCTTTACCATTACTTGGCTTAACTCTATCGGTTAAAGCATCGTGATAAGCTTGGTAAGCATCGTCACCAAAAGGAAACTCAACTGTTTTAAAATACTTAGCAAAAGACTTATTATATATATAACATCTTTCAGCTGTATACATAGAAGTAGTTACGTTTTTCATTATCCAAGCTATTGTATCCATGTTAATCTCAAACTTACCGTGAGATGTTAACCATGTCATGCCCATGTTATCCATTAATCTACCTTTAAGTTTAGATACTGGTACTGGGAATGTGCTTGTCTGCTCTGTTGCGTTTATATGCATTTTGTTTTTGGTTTTTGGTTTATTAATATACAAGTCTTTGTATTTTTGTCTGTCAACCCTATAGCCGTGAGACAATTGAAGTTCTAACTCGCGGTCAGATATATAATTTATATCTGTACTTTGCTCTAGAACTTCTACTTCGTCTAAGTCGTAACCTTGTTGTTCTACGACTCTGCTTATAAGATCACGTGTAACACCTATTTTTTTACCCGGTATATGGTATAAATAATAATTTATTTTATCCATATTGTTTAGCTCTAGATGTTAGTGTATTTTTTTCTGGTATTTGATCTTCATATAAATGAAGATTATGTGCAAAATGATAATATGTACCCATATCATATCCTGTGCGTTTAGAGACCATCTCTTGTAGTTTACTGAATTGATATTGATCATTACAGAAACCAAACCAAAGATCGTTAGAACGCATTGTAACACACATATTAAGCTTGTTTTTTAACACTGTAAACTGTACAGCGTAAGTACATGGTGTATCGTGCCTGTATCTTGTTATTTCTTTACCATCGTATATAGATATTGCAGCTTGCCTAGTTTCAGTATTATCTTTTAACATAGCCACAACTTTATCTAGCTGATAACCTCTTTCCCATTGGTAACCGTAATTAGAATTAACCCTACCATTACCATCAGCCATATCTTGCCATATCTTAGGTATCTTACCATATATTTCACCAAGCTTAGCTGTTGATGGATCACCTGATAAATACCATTGCCATTCAGCTTCAGCGTATTCAATATTGAAGTTTCTAGCTTCATTAGTTATTATGCGATCTAAAGGATTTAGTATAGTAAAGCCTTGATTAAACATAGCTCTAGTATTACTAAACCTATGACCTTCGTATGGTATAAGACCATAATAGAAGTCAAAAGCTTCGCTAGCATTTTTAAATTTATTTTCTATCATATTTATATTATCTAAACTTTATCGTATTTAGTTTGTACGTTTGTCATAGTAAAACTTATATAGCTCAAATATCTTAGGCCATAATTCACTAACACCATAATGTTTAGGTGATAAAGTTGTTTTACCATTTACACTTACTTCTATATAACAGTTCTTATTTTTTTCTCCTTTAGACGTAGCTACAGGGTATATTTTTATTCCGTGTTTTAAACACCAAGAATATATTTTTCTATATTCTTTACTCCATGGTGGAGGTTTCCAGTTAACTGTCTTTATCATAAGGACAGTGTTTACAACTATTGTTACAGCAGTAACCTCTTTTTAAATGAAAGCTCTCTGTAAAAACAGTATTACCGTTTTCATCTTTATATGTGTCTATTCCCATGGCATAGCTTCGTTTAATTCAGGCACATCGTGAGGTATAAAACAACCTGATCTAGGTTCCCAAGTAAAATGAGCTTCAGCACCATTTTCACCTAAGTTTTGAAACTTACATTTAAGCACCTTAACTTTAGTCGTCTTATTGTCATAGTCACGATGAACAAGTAGACCATGGTAACTAGCATCGTACCATTCACCACCACCTTTAATGTTGTACATAGTTGGTTCTTCAATTTTTCCATCTTGTGTCTTATACATTTTAGTTGGATGTGCTACTATAAATACTAATACATCATATTTCTTAGCAAAGGTTTCAATCTTAGTTAAGTATTCCATCGTATAACGGTTAACGTCTTCAGTATGTGAGTCAACGTCTCTAACCTTATTATATGGATCAATAACTAAACACTTAATACCTTTACGTTTAACTAGCTCAGCACCTTTACGTAAAACAGATTCAAGAGTATAACGTTCCATATCAATAAAGAAAAAGTTTTTATTAACATGATCAGCCACTTGATTCCATTTATCTCCGCCAATATCACCTTTGTTAGGCATATCACCCCATACTTTACGCATAAGCTTGTGTGCATGCAAAAACGTAGGAGCATTTTCAGGAGATGCAAACGCTGTCTTCCATTCATACTCTTTATTATAACCTACAACCATTTGATCTACAAAGTCTGACTTACCTGAACTAGGTATACCTGTAACAGTTATAAACTGTTTAGTATATGTAGAAAAGATATTATCAAAGTTAGGTAAACCAATTTGAAAACCACGTTTAAAACCATTACGAACAAAGTCTGTAACCTCATCTTCAATATCTTTAAATGTTGTAACGTTTTCTAAAGGCACAGGTCTTGCATCTAAGACTCTAGACTTTAGTTCTAACGCACTGTATTTCATTAGATATTCATTAGCATCTTTACAGTCATCAAACGTAGCTAGATAACAAACCTCAGCACCAAGACGTCTTACAAGCTCTGACTGTAAGGCTAAGCCTGGTGGATCATTATCTACTGCAATGATTATCTTTTCTTTGTCATCAAAGTAATCAATACAATTATCTAAGTAATCTAAGTTATTGCTATTCAATGTAGCGCCATTTGGAACTGATATAGCGTTTGTCATACCCGCTTCATGTAAAGCTAATACATCCATTTCGCCTTCAACTATAATACACATATCGTGTCCTACAGTGTTATCTATATTGTAAAATACTTTTTCAGCTCCTTTATATAGCTTAAAGTTTTTACGTCCATCTCTATATTTAACATTAGTTAGGTTTCCACCTACATAATAATTAAACTGAATAGTATTCTCAGGCTTGCCTGTTTGTGGCATAAACTCTTTACCTTCACCTACACCAACCTCATCTAAGGTTTGTTTAGATATACCTCTAGTTTTAAACCAATCAACAACTTTAGATTCAACTGGTTTGTGTTTAACTTCAGGTATTACATAGTCACGCTCGGCTTTGCCTTTACGTTTAAATGTATGTAACTGGTAAGATTTATCACAATTATGGCAAGTACCGATACCACGTTCCCAATCATAAGAAGAACATTTAGCTTTCTTATTCTCAGGTTTCCTATCAATAGAACACAGGGGACAAATCCCCTGCGTTTTACCTACATCTAAGCCGTGCTGATTAAATGATTCAATTAAGAATCCGTTTATTTCTACTTCTTCAACCTGCATTAAAATGGTAGATCATCTGCTACTTTTGCTTGTGGTTTTGGTGCTGAAGCTTGTCCACCGCCTTCATAAGGTATCTTGTCTGGAAAAACACCGTTTGTCCATACTACCTTACAATTTCCAAGATATGTTTTAGCTATCTTAGCTTCTCTTTCCTCTTTAGATTGATCGATTATAACAGGACCTTGATTACCAAATTGATCTGGTTCATCATTTACTGTAATCGTAATAGGTAGGTATTTACCTTTCTTGCCTTCGATTATTTTTGATTTATCAATTGCATTTAAATTGATACTTGCTTTTATTATTCCTGCCATTTTATTTTATTTTTTGGTTTATTAATTTATATTCTTTTAACTGATTACCTGCCCATAGTTCTGCAAATCTTACTAACTGATTATGGCTATATTCAGGTTTATCCGTTGGATCAAATACAGAATCCCATTCGTCCATACTTTCGTAAAACAATTCTATTTTATTCATTATAATGTTTTATTTATAAAGTAATTACTAGGGTCAAAATCATCATTTTTAAAAAACAAATCATATATTTCAGAAGCTTTTTCAGCTTTGTCTGCTCCAGTTTTATAAAATTCCTGTGAACAGTCGAATATACCTATTTGACCTGTATTTTTGTCGATAGCTATAAACAACATATCATAGCCAAATAATTGGCTGTATATGTAAGCTTGACTATCATAGTTGTATTTCTTAGCTGACCAATGAAACTTTTCTAAGTCTGATGTAGTCTTAAGATCAACAACTAGCTTTTCTTTGTGGTTAACAATATCTGCTTTACCTTTCCACATATTACCGTAAACTTCGGTAACGCCTGGAACTTCAAAATCATTACCTTCAGTATGAATAAGATCTCTGCATATTTTATTATTCATCATCTTATCAACTAAAGCTTCTGTCTTATCAACTTCGTGCTGTAATAAACAAACTTCTCCGTTCGTTATTTCTTTGTAAAGTTTTGTATTACGCGACGTAGCTTCAACTATTTTGAAGTTCTTTATTTTTTCAGGCTCTAGTATTGCAGTATGAAAGTAACCACCAATAAGAAAGTGAGGAGCTTGAGCTGATGGTTCTTTAAAACCTAGTGGGTTTGTCATTAACGTTCTTATATCTGAATTAGATATAAACTGTTTGCCAAACGCACCATAGTAATCCTCATCGTTCTTTAGCCTCTCTAGTACTTCTTCTTTGTTTTTCATAATGTAGTTAACTCTTGTTCTACTTCTTTTGTTAATTTATATTTAGCTTTTATCGCTTCAACTTTACCGCCAGACTTTATATATTCTTTAGCCTTTTGTAGTTGTACAGCTGATATAGCTATTTTTGTAGTTTGCTTTTTATCATGAGCATTAGTTGCATCTGCATCTTGTGTATCATCGATTAAAAACAAATTACCTAGTGCATATTTCTTACCGTAAGAACTAGCTGCACCGTAGCGTTGTGGCATTTGCATACCTTTCTGATCTAAGTCGACACCTACAATAGCTACAGCTTCAGCATGCTTATGAGAACCTAAGCCTGCATCGGCTTCGCCATTCATAATTTTAGCTGTTACTTTAAGTACAGCAGGATCAAAAGATATTAATTCTTCAGTGATCGTTACTGCAACATCTAGCTCCTTTAAAAAGGGTTTTGTAGCTTCTAGGATATCTTCGGCAGACCTGAAATAGTACTTACCGAATGAGTTAAATCTACTCTTCTTCGATTTAAACTTTGTTTGAATTGTGGTTAATTTTTGGTATATTGTCATATATATATAATTACAGGTTTTTATTATAATTTACAGGTAGTCAAGCACTTGCGAGTGATCTACGTTGTCTATTAGTTTTTGTACAGCTTGCTTTTTAAGCTCTGATACTCTTACATATGCAGATACGCCTTTAAGCTCTAAAGCTGTAGCTATTTCGTTTGCTGACCATTTAGGTCCATCTAAACCATAACTCTTGCTTAGAACTAGCATTTCGTTCCATTCAAGATTTTTAGATAATAAACTCATAATGTAAGCATTTAGTAATGTTTCATTATAAGGGTCAGATCTGTCGGGTATTTGATAAACCATATTGTCATCATTAGGGTTGGCATCGATACTTAAGAATATGCTATTAAAAAACATAGCAACCATCTTTTTATCTTTACCTCCATCTTTGCGTATTTCATTTAGCTTGTGCTCAGGTATACGCATTGTACCTCTATTTTTATCTATTTCTCTTCGTATTCCACCTCTTATTCTTTTAGCTAAAAAAGATTTTAAAGTTTGTTCAATGTCTTCAGATTGCATTAATCTTAATCTATCTATTTTATCTACAGCTTTACATAGTTGAAAACTACCTTCTTGTATTATATCGTTAATAGACATAACACCTGAAGCCTCTTGCGATGTGGCAAACTTTCTGCCTATATTCTCTACTAAAGGTAAAAATAATACCTTAAGCTCTGCAGGTGTGTAATCAATAAAACTTTTATTAGGTATTGATTTTATTTTTCTTTTTACATCTTCTTTATATCTAATGTAGTTCTTTATATTATATTTTTTCATTTTCTTTATTTAATAATTGTTTTTCTAGTTTTAGTTCTTTTCCCATGTGTCTGTATATAGTTCTATTAGTGCATTTTAAAGCTTTAGCTAATTTACTAACAGTTATTTTACCTTGTTCATGCAGGTATAGCATGGCTTCATAAATGTCATCTTCTTTAATACCTTTAGCTTGACCTATTATTTTACCTACTATTTTTAATTTCTCAATAATAGTCAAACCAGATGAGTCTTTAAATACTATCTTACGTAACCTGTTTTTTGGTGGATTTTCAAGATCTTGTTTATAAACATCTTCAATTATTTTAGTAGTTAATTTACTTCCTGCACTAAAAGTTATAAATCCATTCTGTTTATAGCATATATATTCAGCTAGTAAAGTAAATTTATTTTTATCCATATCAGGATTTAAATACCATAAAGTAAGTAAATGCCATTTTAAAGATCTTATAGATGTTATTTTAGCTTTACTATTAAACATAGCATAATACCCATGAGTACCATCTTTATAATACCAACCCCAACTAAAAGAAGTTGTTGGTATATCTGACGAGTACCTACGATATATAATTCTATTATCGTTTAAGTATTTTAAATTACGGTGTGACATTTGCCCCTTACTTTATATCTTTACTACCATGTGTCACCCTAGGCTCTAATGTTTCAAATATCATATTTTCTGCTTCTATATATTCTTGAAAAGAATTAAATATTGGTTCTAATTTTTTTGTCATAAGTTTTTTAAATGTGTTCTGTATTTTAATAATTGTTTTCTTTTTTCTAAGTTAACTATTCCAGTTGCTATTGCATCTTCAAATATTTCATTACTTAACTCAGCCATCCTATGTTCTACATATCTTCTATGTGACAAACATCTACGTTTTTTAAGTATCTCTTTCATTTATTATTAGTTAATATAGTGTTAGTTGCATGATTTACTGCATCTTCTGACATAGTTGGCCATTTACAATGCAATAGTTCATGTATTACATCAAAGTCAGTTAGAGGTCGTGTATGATTTATTAAACCATACTTTTGTTCATGGTCAATACTAATACCTACAAATTCTTTTAGTTCAAGATCGTCAGGATATTGCACCTGATCTTTTCTAATAGATTCAGTATTAAATGACCAATCATTAAGTTCTAGTATTGTTTTCCATTTTTCTATCATTTTTCCCAACTGTATCTAGTTTTATCTCTTACTTTATTTAGTTTATCTATTAGCTTGTAAGCCACGTCTTCGCTGATCTCATCAGCATAAAACATATCATATATTAATCTTCTCATATTTTTAAAATTCTTCAGGTCTGCAATCATCACATAAGTCGCAGAAATCGTGATCTTCTTGGTTCATAATTTTATT